ATCGATCAATTTTTTCAGGCTCGCGCGATCGACAGCACCTTTGTCGTCCATCGGCGTAACCAGTGCAACAATACTTCCCGTAAACATTGGCCGTCCCCTCCACAAACAAGTCACTCATGGTACTTTTTATTATAGCGTAACATCATGATTTAAATGAAAAACATAAAAAACATGACCACACATTGACTACACCTTAAGAAAGTACACTATCAGCATCCGCGGAATTGTATCAGCGTTTAGCCATAATCGCAGCAGTTCAATTACACATGCGGCGAACCCGAGAACACAACATAATTTTCAACGAGGAAACGTAAAGCCTTATGCTCTTCAATAACTTGACGTTGGGTAATTTCACTTGCTATTAAGTCTATTCCCTAAAGGATCAATGGATATGGAACCTTATGAAAAAAATCACATGTGCCCTACTGCTGCTTTCTTCATTCTGCGCCTCAGCTCAGACAGCTAACCAAACCACATTGCAAAAATCACTCGCGCCTTGGCAACCTCTTTCAATCCAAGACGAAGATGGAGTTATCACCTTAACCATGAACGAAGATCGTGTCTCTGACACTATTTATGAAACTGTTATTAAAGATGGTGTATGCGCGCCAATTTGGTTAGGGGATTCAAAGCCATCCTATCTCAAAAAAACAAAAGAAATCCATGTGCTAAACAGGCATAGCTGGGCTGGTTATGTTTTTGAAAATCCTAAATCCTCCTGCGATGCGATCGGAAAGGCAAAGGATGGAAACGACAAGATCCTACTCATGTCTCACACTCGCATGCATTCGAATAATCAATCTAATTGATTACATACATAAAACCCGCCATCTCGGCGGGTTATGGGGTTACAGGTTCAGAGGGAGTTGATCCGTACCGTAATGGCTACTGGGGAAGGCTTGCCGCGGCAGCCTGAAGCCATCGGACAGATCGGGCGGGTTAGGGGTGCAAATATACCGCTCCAATGTTGTCGTTGTAGTGAAGGTGCAGCCACACAGCATATTGTTGCACTGGTGGTAACTGCGCCGGGTGATGTTGCTCATTTCTTCACTGGTGCGAGTCTTTGCTACTGCGCCACAACGCGGACATCTGAACGCCATGGGGTATTGCCTTGGTTTTGGGGTTTGCCTTTGGTAACTATATCACTCATCGGCTGTTTTGTCGGCAGACTCCATTTCGGTGCCTTTGACTTTGACCTCCAGCTCCAACGCCGTCTGATAGCCCTGCTCCCCGATGGTATGCACCACTCTTGCGATCACCCAATCCGCGTTGTCGATCACCGATTTGAACCCGGCAACCTTCGCATGCAATTCGGGGTAAATATCCGGACGGCCGCGCGCCAGCGTGATGCCAAACTCGGCGGCGCCGCGCTGAAGTTGCAACCATTTCGCCGCAGCGGCACGGCGGGCAGCTCGCTCTGTTCTGAATGTCTGACGCATCACAAACACATTACCTTCTGCGCCTTCCAGGTAATCTCCTTCCCTGCTACTGGAAGCCGGTGTCTTTTGCTTTGCCGGCTTCCGTCGACGCTTGATAGCTGTTGCGGGCTTTTTACCGTAGTTGAGATCTAACCAATATGCCTGCACACCGGTGTAAGCATCCCTGTCTGCAACGCGAAAACTATGCCTGTCGCCGCTGGCGCGTGTGAGGGTGATGCTGGGTAATGGCTTCCCGCTTCTGCTGACGCTTTGCCCTGGCACAATGAACAACAACATGCCGTTCTTGATGGTAGCAATCGCCCCGAGCAGCTCCGCCATGCGTGTTAAAAAGCTGATGTCGCTCTCGCTGGTCTGATCGGCATGGTCGATCTCCACGTCTTTCAGGCTACTGCTGACGCCGGGCTTCAGATTGTAGCGGCCGGCGATCGCGCTGACGACATCACCCACGGTGACATCGTGCCAGCTATACTCACGCTTGACGTTAAAATCCTCTCTGAAATCGGCGCTACGCGCGGCGACCGTTAACCGATCCGGCGGCCCGCTATGGCTGACTTCATCGACGGTGAAGATACCCTTATGCACCAGCGATTCGCCCTCCCACCCGATGGAGACCGAGACATCAACACCCCGCCGCGGCAAGGCAACTTTGCCATCAGCATCATCGATCACCAGCTCCACAGTATCCGCCTCAAACCCGCGATTATCGGTAACGGTCAGCGACAGTAGCCGGCGGTTCACCTCCGTGACCGTTTCCCCGCCGATAAGTAAATCAAACCCTGGGCGCCTGACATAATCGTCAGTGACCAATTTGTCGATAAATTCCATGCATGCACCTTATTCGCTGTTTTTTACAGGATTGTCGCGTGCGCGCACGTAAACAACGCGCTCAACTTCTCCCGCGCCTGCGACAAGCCCAACGACATGATTTTTATCCATGGCTAACCCACTATGGCAGCATGTTTAACCCATGAGGTAAAAGTCATGTCCGCATTGTTATCAATGGCAACGGCTTCCGCTTTTCATCATGGCGCGTCGGTCAACGAAACCACAGAACTCGGTACGCTTATCCGCGATATTGATACCTCTGTGATCGGCGTGGTGTGCACTGCTGATGATGCTGATGCCGCTACGTTTCCGCTCGACACGCCAACCCTGATCACTCGCGTTAATAGCGTGCTGGGAAAAGCAGGGAAAACCGGCACGCTGTACACCACGCTGAAAGCAATTTCTGACCAGTGCAGCCCGAAGGTGGTTGTCGTACGCGTCGCCGAAGCGAAGAACGCCGATAAGACGCAAGACCAATTAGTTATCGGGGGCGTCAGCGACGAAGGGCGCTATACCGGCCTGTATGCGCTGCTGACGGCCGAAACCCACACAGGCGCACATCCTCGCCTTCTGGCCGCGCCTGGGCTGGATACCGAGCCTGTAGCGGCCCAACTTGGCGTATTCGCGGAAAAACTCCGGGCGTTTGCCTACATCGGCGCGCACGGCCAAAAAACCATTGCGGAGGTGAAAATCTACCGCGAGACATTCAGCCAACGCGAACTGATGATTATTTATCCTGACTTCATTGCCTACAGCAGCCAGTCGGGACAAAACGAGGTCGTTCCGGCAACCGCCTATGCCCTCGGCTTGCGCGCCAAAATTGACAGTGAGCAAGGCTGGCATAAGTCGCTGTCTAACGTGCCGCTGGATGGCGTGCTGGGGATCTCTGCCGACATCTGGTGGTCGCTTCAGGGGAAAGACACCGATGCGGACGATCTCAACAGTCACAACGTGACCACGCTGATCAAACGCGACGGCTTTCGCTTCTGGGGTAACCGTACCTGTGATGCGCAGACCTATTTCTTTGAGGTCTACACCCGCACGGCGCAAATCCTGGCTGACATGATCGTTGAAGCGCACTTTGCCTACATCGATAAAACGCTCACGCCATCGCTGATCAAAGACATCGTGGACGGTATCAACCGGAAAGGTAAGCAGCTGGTCACCGCTGGCCGGCTGCTCGGATTTGACTGCTGGTACGACCCGGCAGACAACCCGAAAGAGAACCTGCGCGACGGTAAGGCGCACATCCGCTACAAATACACGCCGGTGCCACCGCTGGAGAATCTGGAGTTGACCCAGACCTTCACCGATGAATATTTCGCCGTCTTCAACCAGCAGGGATAAGGAGTAAACGTCATGGGGATGCCTAAAAAACTCTTTATGTTTGACGTATTTATTAACGGTCAAACGTATCTCGGCCAGGTCGAAGAGGTCACCGTACCCAAGCTCACGTTAAAAACCGAGGATTACCAGGGGGCAGGAATGCCAGGATCCGTTGCCGTTCTCATGGGGTTGGACGGCGGCGCGCTCGACATGGAAGTCACCATGGGCGGCCTGGAGTCAGATCTGCTCAAAACCTTCGGCGGTACGCTCGACAGCCTGCAACTGCGCTTCGCGGGGTCATATTACGACGACGCCACCGGCCAGGCTGTAGCCTGCGAGATCCAGACGCGCGGGCGTTTTACCGAGCTGGATTGGGGGTCGGCGAAGGCCGGGGATAATACCCAGCACAAGTACACCCTGAAAAATGCCTACTGCAAGGTAAGCATCAACAATGCCGAAATCTTTGAAGTTGACGTGCTCAACCTGATTTGGAAAGTCGACGGAAAAGATCTGCTGGAACAGCACCGCAAAAACATCGGCCACTAACCGAACGTTAAATAAACCTATCCATGCCTGGCGGCCCATTGCCAGGCACAACCGGAGCCCGACGCTATGTCTAAAATTATCCCGCTTTCCGTCGCCATCAAACGTACCAGCGGCGAAGAGATCACCGAAGTCACCATTACCGACACCATGAAGCAAGTAGGCGCCCTGCGCGGTCTGAAGCTCTATGACGTCATGACCAGTGATGTCAATTCGCTGATCACTCTCCTGCCGCGTGTCACCTCTCCGCGCCTGACCGAAGTCGAGTTGGCTTCAATGAACATTCAGGACTTTGCCGAGTTGGCTGCCGGTGTGGCGGATTTTTTGGCGCCGAGCTCGGAACCGGAAGCGACAGCCTCGGACGACGCGTTATCCGGTGCCCAAGCGTAGAGACCGATGAAATCATCGCCGACATAGCTACCGTCTTTCATTGGGCGCCGTCGGAGTACGACGCCATGTCGGTGCCTGAGTTGCTGAAATGGCGTGAGCGCGCGGCCGTCCGTAACGGAAGTGAATCATGACAGACCGCAACCTCAATATTCGGGTGGCGCTCAGCGCCGCCAACAAACTATCCGGGCCGGTCAGCGCAGCCCAACGCAGCGCGGCCGGTCTCGCGTCTCAGATCAAAGCCACCCAGGGCAGCATCAAGAATCTTGACAGCCAGGCGAAAACCTTTGATCGCCTCAACGCGTCCATCAACAAAAACGCCGCGGCCTATGAAGCAGCCAAAGCCAAAGCGAAAAGCCTGCGGGCCGAGTTTGGCCCGCTCAAGCAACAGACCGATGAGCAACGCAAAGCACTGGCGGCATCACGCCTCGAACGTGACCGGTTAGGGCGTTCTCTCGACAAAGAAAAGCAAAAGCTTAATGCCGTCACGGCTCAAATGTACCGCCATGGCGTCTCAGTACGCCAAAGCGACAGCGCCACCGCACAAATCACCCGGCGAACCGAAAACTACAACCGCCAGTTGGCCGAACAACAACGCCGTCTTAGCGCAGTAACCCGCATACAAGCCAATGTTGCCCGCGCCAAAGAAATGCGCGGAAAACTGGCGGCAGGCGGGGCTGCGGCAACAGCCGGTGGCGCCGGTACGCTATATGGCGCCTCGCGGATCATGATGCCCGGTTTCGACTTCGACGAAGGCATGTCCGGCGTACAAGCATTGACGCGCATGGACAAAAGCGATCCACGGCTGAAAATGCTGCGAGAGCAGGCCCGCGCCCTCGGTGCGTCAACCGCCTACACCGCCACGGATGCCGCATCAGGGCAAAAATTCCTGGCAATGGCCGGGTTTACTCCTGAAGCTATCAAGCAAGCACTGCCCGGCGTACTGAACATGGGCCTGGCGGGGGATATGGATCTCGGTGAGGCGTCAGACATCGGCTCAAACGTACTGTCTCAGTTTGGTTTGAAAGCCGACCAGATGGATCGCGTTTCTGATGTTTTAACCGTTGCATTTACCAGCACCAATACCGACTTGCGCCAACTTGGCGAAACCATGACTTACGCCGGCCCTGTGGCGGCTGATCTTGGCATCAGCCTGGAGAATATGGCGGCCATGGCTGGCGCTATGGCTGATAACGGGATGCGCGGTAGTATGGCGGGAACCGCGTTGCGCTCTGGCCTTAACCGTTTGGTAGCTCCGGCAAAGGCGGGTCAAGATGCTCTTTCGGCATTAGGTGTCAAAATTAGTGACGCCAACGGTCGATTGCGTTCTATGCCCGACATCCTGAAGGATGTTGGTAAAAGCCTCCAGAAATTTGATCAACCCAGTCAAACGCGGCTTAAAAAAGACATCTTTGGTGAAGAAGCCATGGTGGGTATGGGGCATGTCCTAAGATATGCGCTCAATGGTAAGTATGACCAGCTTGTCGATAAGTTGAATAAGGCCAATGGTGGCGCCGAAAACGTCGCCAAGGTGAAAATCGACAACCTGAAAGGCGATGTTAAACAGCTGGTTTCTGCCTGGGAAGACCTGGGGATCCAGATGGAAGAGAGTGTCGACTCTCCGCTCCGCAAATTGACTCAGGGATTCACTAATCTGATCGCCAGCGTCGGCAAATGGATGAAGGCCAATCCTCAGCTGACCTCTGCACTCATCACCGCCGGCCTGGTGATTGGTGTCACAGTAACCGCACTCGGCGCGCTGGCGCTGGCCGCTGCGGCACTCATTGTGCCCTTCGCGCTGATGCGCCTCAGTTTGTTCATGCTGACCGGCGGCCGCGGCCTGGGTGCGCTTATCCCTTCAGCAAAAGGGTTGACTAGTGCGCTCGGCCGCCTGCTCCCCTCTTTGTCCGGCGTTGGGCGCAGCATCAAAGATTGGCCCGGTGTATTCCGCGGCGGCATGACTGCGCTGGGTAACCTGCGCGCTCGCGCATCACGGCTTGGCAGCAGCCTGCAAGTGGGTCTGCTACGCGGCGGTCTGGCCGTCAGTCGTGGGCTAACTATGGCCTTTACCCAGCCGGGCGCTGCAATCGGTATGCTGAGTAACGGGATACGCGCATTGGCATCGGGCGGTTTTGGGCTGCTTCTCAATGTCGGCAAAACCGTTCTGACAACACTGCTCGGCGGCTTCTCCCTGCTGCTGAGTCCCGTTGGGTTGCTGGCAATGGCAATCATCGGCGCCGGCCTGCTGATCTGGAAATTCTGGGAACCAATCAAAGCGTTTTTCTCTGGATTCTTTACCGGTCTGGTTGAAGGCCTGGCACCGATCAAACTGGCGTTTGAGGCTGCATTTGCGCCGCTGGCGCCGATATTCGATGGCATCAGCAGCGCGATCGGCAAGGTGTGGAACTGGTTCAAAAGCCTGCTCGAACCCGTCGAAACATCCAAGGAATCACTGGAGAAATGCACCGCCGCCGGCGAAACCTTCGGCAAGGTGGTCGGCATGGCTATTTCTGGCCTGATGTGGCCGATAGCGCAAATCGCCAAGGGGTTAGGCTGGATACTGGAAAAACTCGGCGTGATACCGAGCGCCGCCGAGGCGGCCAAACAGGCAATCGCCGCAATGAGCCCCGACGATGCGAAGAAGCTCGCGGGTAAGGCCAACCTGCTGCTGCAAGATGTCAACGCCATCACCCAAGCAGGCAAAAAAACCAAAGAAGCCGAACAGACCAAACAGGAGGCGATAAAAAAGACGGGCGAAACAGTAGAGCAGGTTTACGGAACCGCCGTCTATGGCAGTGCGGCAGACCGAAAAGGCAAAAAATCCAAAGCCGCCGGCGCCGCAGCATCAACCGCAGCCGGTACGCCGGCGGCAGAGGTGAAAAAGCTGGGCGACATCATCTTCAAAAATCGTCCGCCGGTGACGGCTATCGATGGCGCATATCAGGAACCGCGTTTGCAGGTACAGCGCGAATCCTTGCTTGCCCGCCTGAAGCGATCAGCGGTCAGCCTGGCGGATAGCGTGCTGCCGCCGACCATACAGCCGGCACTGGCGGGGATCCCCATTCCTGAAACGCCGGTACGCTCATTTAACGGTAACCGCCAGCCGGTCAGCCGCGACAATTACACGTTCGAAGTGCATTTTCATGGCGTGGACATGAGCGATCACCGGGCGTTGGGTGAGCTGGTGAAAGACAAATTGCGGGAGCTGATGCGCGAAAACGACACGCGCCGCCGTTCCCGCCTGAGCGATAAGGAGTAAAGCTATGATGATGGTTTATGGCATGTTCGTGTTCATGCTCCAAAGCGCCCCCTATCAGTCACTGGCGCGCACGTCTGGCTTTCGCCATGTCAACAACGAGCGCATCGGCAGATCCGCTTCCTGGCAGTATATTGGCGCCGGCGAGGATGCGATCACGCTGAGCGGCTCTCTGTACCCCGAAGTTACTGGCGGTGACGTATCGCTAGAGGTGTTGCGCACCATGGCCTACACCGCCCGGCCCTGGCCGCTGATTGAAGGTACGGGCGTCATCTACGGCATGTTTGTGATCGACAGCATCACCGAAACCCGGACTGAATTTTTTGCCGATGGCAAGGCGAAAAAAATCGAGTTCACGCTGTCGCTGAAAAAAGTGAGCGAGGACGTTCGCGAAGGATTGGCCGATGTCACCGCCGATGATCTGCTGAGCATGATCCCCAGTTAAGCATCGAGTACAGCCATTTTTGACTGTACTGCAGGACGATGGCCAGCACAGTCAGGAATAACGATGATTGCCGGCAGTAGAAGAAAAAAGCCCGCGAATTACTTCGCGGGCTTTTTTCTTAAGCGCCGGGTGCCATCGGCCAGTCAATATCCGGGGCGGACATATCAAGACGATTCAGCCTCACACGGTATTTTTTCCAGTCCGCCAACAGCGCTTTTTCTGCCTCGGTCGCAATATCCAAATCAACAGCATCCTGAAGCGGTGCAACAGCCGCGCCCGCTATCGCCAGCAATTCATTTTTTCTGGCTTCAGCCCTCGCCATCATTTCTTCTGCGGAATAGGCGCGCGGGCTCACCTTCTTACCGTCAAACACCCACTCACCATTAGCCAGACAGCGCTTTGGCAGTTTCGTTGGGTTCAGTTCAATAACCGATAAGCCAATCGGCCACAGCATCGACACATCACTGTTAATCGCGCAGATAATGCCGCTTTCGTCATAAGCCAGTTTTACGGTGTCCGGCGAAA